AAGCATCCATTTAGCTAATCTGTGAGCCTGACCCCTAGAAGTTATTCCCAACGCTACAACTTCTTTTTCAACATATCCATATTCTCTTAAACCAGCGGGATCTTCAAGATATTCCACCTTCGGCTTATAACTATCATTCTCATCATTAAACCTAACCGTAACCGCAGTGGTTCTGGAAGTTGCCGCACTGCCACTGTACACAAATTGGCCATCAGCCACATTAGAGTTTGTAAAAAGCATGACAGCATCTCTGGCTTGATCATTTGACGCACTTATATATCCGGAAGACCAATAAATCATACCTCTGAAAATGGCAGCTATGTCATTTAAAACGTTGTAAGCTTCTTGCCTTTCGTCCAAAAATATATTGCACCTAAATCTAGACTCTAGTAGCTGCTTATAACCAAAAAACTGAGTTGAAGCTTTTCCGCTTCTTACGTCTAAATC